CGCAATTCTACTCTCACGTGAATGCTGTCGTCGCCTCCTCCGATCCAGACAAGAGCACGAAGATGGCCGGGATGATGGAGCGGGCATTCGACAATCAGCCCTTCTTCCTGAAGCCGCAGATCCGGCAGGTCATTGGAGAGCTGATCGAGTTCCCCGGCCAGCATTCCTTCGTCAGCATCCAGCACGGATCGCAATTCACAGGCATCAGCAGAGGTGACACGCCCACCGTTGCGCATCTAAGCGAGTTGTGCGACTTCCACGATCCCGAGGAGCTGGTGGATGCGTCATTGCTCCGCGCCATGCACGATTCCCCTTGGATGTTCCTCGTGCTGGAATCGACGGCGATGGGACGCCGGAACTGGTGGCACAAGAGCTGGGAACATGCGAAGTCGAACTGGGCCAGCGGACGCTCTCGCCTCCGCCCTATATTTCTGCCATGGTTCGTTGGCAAGGATCTGTATCCGATGGAAGCATGGCTGCGCGCCCGTCCGATCCCTGCCGACTGGACGCCGCAGACGCACACGATCGCCCACGCCGACCGCGCCCGGAACTATGTCCGTTCCAATTCCCTGCTCAAGCGCTTCCTGGGCAATGACTGGATCATGCCGCGAGAGCAAATGTGGTTCTATGAGGTGGAGTACGATGAGCACAAAGCGAAAAACGAACTCAACAAATTCCTCCAGGAAATGCCCGCAGACGATCTCGAAGCCTTCCAGTCCACGGCGATCAGCGTCTTTGATACGGACACAATATCTTTCTATCGAGACGAAGCGGGTCGGAGATCGCCTGTTGGTGTCTATACGATTCTCTCCGAAGATATCCCGGACAGACTTCGTGTTGGTCAGAGATTCTGGGATTTCGATAAGCCTTCTATCACCATCCGAGCCAACTGGGGCACTTCCGTAGGCGACTACACCCTCCAACCTGTCAAATGGGAGGGCTACTCGACCGATGACGGATTAGGAAAGCTGTACATATGGGAGGAGCCGCAGGATGGCTCTTCCTACGGTTTCGGCGTTGACACTTCAGACGGGCTCGGAAAAGATCGCAGCGTTATAGAAGGGATGCGAAAGGGGGACTTCGAGCGCAACGACGCGCAGGTCTGCGAGTACGCGAATCCCTATATCAATGCCTTCGACCTCTGGCCGATCTGCATGGCTGTCGGCTCTTACTATAGCGTCATCCGCGATGGCTTCCGCCAGCAACCCCGGATGGCGATCGAGTGCAAGGGAAACGGGGAAGCGACACAGTTGGAGTTGAAAAAGCGCGGATGGTCCAACTTCCATATGTGGGTCCGCTACGACAGCAAGAAGCTGGTGAAGGCGAGGTCGCATAAGCTGGGCGTCTTCACGAACTACTGGTTTCGGACGATGATGATGGACTGGATCATCAAGTGGCTCCGCGATGGCTGGTTGGATGTCAATTCCCCGTGGTTCGTGGATGAGATGTCGGATCTGGAGCGCGGGGAGGAAGTGCAGGATCTGAAAGCTACGTATGGCGGCTACGACGACCGGATCATGAGCATGGGCTTCGTCCTGATATCGCTCTACGATACCGAAATCCGGCAGTCCGGCAGGACCCCCGGCGTCCTCCGCCCCAAACGCGGCGAGCAGGCTCCCTTCGCTACCTATCAGCCGGGAGCGCAGGAGCGGGATCTTGTTGGCGCATCCGACATGGCCCCTTACATTGTCATGCCGTCTGAGATGGCGGAGCTGACGTATGCGCAATCGTCGTTGCGGGGGCGGCGGAGGGAGCCGGAAGGGGAGTTTGATGAGTATGAATTGTAAAATCTGCGGCGGGCCATTCACGGACTTCAAGTACTTCCACCCCTCCACCCTCGCGCCATTGCCTGTGGACACGGCATTGTGCGGGCGACGCTTCTTGATCTGGCAGGATCAGAAGTATAGGATGCGGAAGCAGAAGCGCCGTGCAAGGCAGGAGAAGTTGCGGGAGATGCCAGCTCGACCGATTGAGGTTTCCATTGTGATATGACGACTACGTGTCCTGAGTGCGGAGCGGAGTTGCGGATCGGAGATTATCCTTTCTGTGGATCGCCGGGGGGTCACGGTTCCATCCTCCCCGAGTTCGCGCAACATTTCGACCCGATCATTGTCCATGTTTCTGCCAATGGTGAATATCGCTTCCCTGCCGCCACCGACGCCCCAGTCCCGGCGGGCTTTGAGAAACGGGAGATCCGATCACTGCGGGAAGCGGATGCCGTCACGCGGGAAGTGAACCGGCGGGAGGATGGACGGCTGGAGAGCGTGTTCAATGCCTCGGAATCGTCCCGGCTGGAGAAGCGCAAGCGGAACCGGGAGTTCATGGACGCCATGCGGCACAAGCTATCTCCTGCCGCCCGGCGCTACCTGGATGAGTACCGGGAGTACCAACAGGAGAAGGATAAGGAGCGGGCTCAGTCGAGACCGCGCAGCGCAGACTTCCATATGGAGGTCTTCGCTATGGACGCCAGCAATCGGGAGGCGTATGCTGATTCAAGGACGGATTGGAGACGACGTAAGGCTTAGATGCCAGTCACTTTATCTGATTATCGCAGGCTGGTGGCGGATCATCCCGTCAAATTCTCCGAGCGGGAAGTCGGCTACACTCCTGCAGCGTCGAACAAGACAGATAAACATTGTGACGATTGCCTCCACTTCTACGCCGGGAAGGCGGCGAGGCGGAATGTATGCGAGATCATGCAGCGATCTTCTGGTGGGTCTGTCGAACCTCGGGCGAATTGCAGATTCTGGACTGTCATCGGCTTGCACTATCCGCTGCTGAAAGAGGATTCCGATGGGCGTTAGCGACTGGAAGATCCCGCCTTACGTGAACTTGAAGGACGGCTCCCTCACGCCCTCCGACAAGAAAGTTGGCTGGCTCCGCGAGGCTGTTGAAGACGCGCAACGCTACCAGAAGATCCAGCGCACTTACGTGGACATGGATCGTGCCCTCGACGTGATCGCTGGCATCGGCGCGAATGAGGCCCGCCAAGCGCGCACTCTCAGCGGCGTCCGAGTCAACCGAGCCAAGCGGAATGTCCGAGAATTAGTAGCCACCCTCAGCAACATCCGGCCCATGTGGGGCTATAAGAATGACAACCACGATTACGACAAGCAAGCCATCATCCTGAACAAGATGGTGAATGCGTGGTGGCACAACACTTTCGCTGATCGCGCCATCAGGAAGGCGCTGCAATATGCCTTCGTCATGGGCTCCGGCTTTATATCGCCGATCTGGGTCCGCGACTACTGGCAACCGGGCCGGGGCGATATCCACCTGAATGTGTATGGCCCGCGCGACGTGTTCTTCGTGCAGCTCCCGCAGGATCACAATTTCCAGAAAGCCTATGCCGTCGTCATCCGTGTCCGCACACCCATCCATCTCGCCCATGCGATGTGGCCGGATAAGGCGGATCTGCTGAAGCCTTCCTATATGTCCACTGGCGCTGCCAAGCAGGGGATGTCGCGCGTCAGCCGCTTTATCAGTCCGTTCATGCGCCGGATCGGGTTCGGCGAGACGAAGCGGGAGGACGATGACACCCCGTTCCCGATGATCGACATCTACCATTCCTACATAATGGATGGGTCGATCAATCTGGGTCCGCGTCCGATCATGATGGGCGATCCAGATACGAATTGGTCCTACGAAGTCCCTGTGTTCGGCTCTGACATTCCCTCCGGCATGTTCGATCTCCAGGGCCGATCGCTGACGAGGAAGGCAACGCGGGAGGACGCCATGATCTATCCCAACCGGCGCCACTTCGTCGCTGCCCTGGACGGCGATGTGGAATTGAGCGATGGCCCGAGCCCTTGGTGGATTCATGGCGTCCCGCTCGCCCAGTTCACCATCGATGACTGGCCTTGGGAAGTAACCGGCTTCAGCGCCATGCGGGATATGGCGCCGATTCAAGCGGGGAATAATGGGCTGATGCGCGCGATCGAGGACGCCGCGAACACGCGCCTCCGCCCGAATGTCTTCTATGACAGCGATGTCCTTGCGAAGACGCTGATGGACGATTTCGACTTCCGCATGGGCGGGCAGTCCATTCCTGTGAAGATGCAGATGGTGGAGAATGCCATCAAGCCGGTGCTCGATCCGCGCCACTACGAAGTCCCTGCTTACATTCCAGACTGGGTGAAGGCGCAAGAGGAGCGGATGGATCATGTCGCGGGCGTCCGCGATGTCTCCGCCCTCGCAAAGGCGCGTCAGATTCCCGCTTCCGATTCCATCGACAAGATCCTGGAAATGGCTGGCCCTCTCGTGACGGACATGAGCAGGAATATGGAGTCCAGCCTCTGCGCAGTCGGCCAGATGTGGATGGCTCTCTTCTTCCAGTTCGAAGCTGTTACATCGCGGAAGGTGCAGGTGCTTGGACCGGATGGAGAGACGGAGGAGGATTACGATTACGAGCCCGGCAACATGATCCCCTCTCACCTCCCCGGCGAGCAGCGGGATATGCCGTCGCCTACATCGCTCGTCCAGCGCGCCCGCTGGCACATGCAGAATTTCATCTTCCATGTGACTCCGAACTCGATGCACCAGATCACGCAGATGTCCCGCAAGATGATTTATCTGCAACTGTTCCGCGCTACCGGAACCCCCTTCCCGATGGACCCGTGGACACTGGCGGAGGCGATGGACATGAATATCGGCCCGACGCCGAGCGGAACGGCGAATCAGATGGATCGCTGGAAGGCGTGGATGAAGATGGTGGCGGAGATGATGCCGCAGGGTGGGCAGGGGCAACGCGGGCATCCACCTAGCGGCCATGCTCCTCCGCATATGAAGCAGCGCCCCAATGGGAGTACGACGGTTGCGGAGTCAAGGTGATGCCAGCGGCAATACGCGATGTCATTTTACTGGTTCATGTGAGAACCAAGTATGAACAACCTGACGGAGAGACTCGGCTAGATGTTGAGCAATCCTTGAAGGACTTGTCTGATTACGAGATCGTGAGCGTGGAGGTTGCAAAGTAATGCCAGCGGCGACGCCAGACCCCCCTGCCAGCCGCTTCCAGTCCTTCATCGACAAGACAGTCGCGGCAACGGGGATGCCGGTCGCAGCCGTGATGCAGATGCTTGGTCGGCAGCGGCCATCCTACAGCTACGCGGAATCCCGCCTCACTCACGGACCCATGCTGTTCGCACAAGACCCGGCGCAGGCGAAGGCGCTCATGGGCGAACAGAACTATGGGCAGTATTTCCCTACGATCAATCCCGCGAATGTCAGCCCGCTCTCAAACGTCGTGCGGCGCTCCATCTATGACAAGGGCGCGCCGGTTGTCGTCGCTCCCTACGAAGC